CATATTTTTCATTTGTTTTATCAAAAAATTCTTTTTGATTTGTATAACCTCGCCAATCTTTACTTTCTTCTAATAAACCTTGCACTTCTTTTTGTTTTTCCAACGTATCTTTTGTTAATGAAAGTCTTAAATTATCCGATTTATCCATTAGTAGTTTTATTTCGCTAGATGGTTTTGCAATTTGATTTAAAGGCTTATCAACGTCAGACCATATTTTATAATCATCAATAATTTGTTGCTCAGTTTTTATTAAATCATCTACTTTGTCTAAATTTTTTAAATTAGGCGGATAAGTTTTTGCTCTACTGCCTGCGAACATCCCAATTGAATTTTTTGGCGTTCCTAACAAACCAGAACCTGTATAAGCTGTTCCGCCTGCTAAAAGTCCTAAATTATTTATTTCATCAATTGCCTGCGAACTTAGTTTGCCATCAACTGGAACAAACTTATTGCTAACTGGTCTATTTTGATTAAAAATAAAATTTGTTAATGGAATAGTACCTTCATCAATAGTGCCACCTGCCATTTTTCCAGATTCAAGCAAACCGCCACCTAAATCTCCTAATCTAGATAACATATTAGGCAATGCTAAACTAAGGAAGCCTAAAGACGATGAATAAGGCATATTTTGTTGCGCCATATTAAATCCTAATTATTCTGTTGTTCTATTGCTGATAAAGGTAATTGAACTAAACCTTTTCTGATCATATTTCCTAATTGTGGTATTTGATTTGCAAATTTGTTAATGCCTGCCATACCGCCTTTTGTGTAAGCCAAAGAAGGTATTGCGCTTAAAAGCATTAAAGGTAAACTTCCAGTTGTTACACCAGTTCCACCAGTTAACATTCCTGCTGTTAATAATCTTTCAGCCGTACCAGAATTAGGTACTTTTGAGCCTAGCACTCTTTTGCCTGCACCTGCTATATCACTAAATGGCATTTCAGCCATTGAAGATACTTTCTTGCCTTTAGACAGGTCTGCACCTTGTACTGCACTTACTAATTGGTTAGGAGTAAAAAAATCATTTTGGTTTTGACTTTTTACAGTTTTTTCTAAAATCTTATACATAGAATATGATTGATCAGTTGCTGTTAATTTAGCACCAACTTCTGGATCTACTTGTTTAATAACATTTTTAATTTCTTGTTGAACTTCTTTAAGCGTACTAGCAATTAATGCATCATCTGGACTTGAACTTTTATTATATTTAATTATTCTTTTACCTAAATTGCTGTATGCCCTTTTTAAATTTTCGCCTGTAAGCTGTCCTGTTTCATTATATTTTAATAAAAATTTATTTATTTCATTTTCAGCTTTATCAAATAATGGATCATCAATTTTAGCACCAATAGAATTTAACAATATTTCATCTACATTGTTTGTGAGCATCTGAGTAGCATTTGCATCTAATGTAACGCCCTCTAATACATCATCATATTGTTTAGAAATCTTGTTTGCTACAATCTTTAATGCATCACCGCCCATTTGCGTAGCATCATCTAATTTTTGCCCAATAGGTGTTAATGCATCATTAAAAGCAATTTTATTAAATGTTTCAAATTGCCTTGACCTTGCACCTCTTGGAAGGCTTCCAATTAAAGGTATACTTTCAAATGCATTCTCAAAAAATGTTCCTGCTTTACCTGTCAATTGCCCTAAAGTTAAATCCATACCTTTATCTTTAAGCAACCCTAAGTCTGATATTCTTTGTGTAATATTTCCAAAAGCACTTGGACTTAATGCGTTTATAACTTTATTACCAACTGCGCCTAAAGGTGCGCCAAAAATTGCACCGCCTAAAGCACCTTCACCCCTGTCTTGCAAATTGCCATCAGCCACTCCTGATCCATATATTGCGCCCTGAGTTGCACCAGTTACTGCACCTCTTTGCGCTGTTCCTGCACCGCCCATTATTTTGCTAATTAATGGAGCAAGTCTTGCTGTTGTAGCTGAAGTACCTGCTAATCCGCTTGTACCGCCTGTAAATGGAGATGCTAACAAACTTCCCATAAATGGTAGCATTGCACCACCCACTTCAGTACCTAAAGATGTTTTAGGAAATTTATCCTGAAAGCCACCAATTTGCTCTCTTTCACTTTCAAGAATTTTATTATAATCACCGCCTAACAATGCTCCTGCTCCTGCAACAAGTTCATCACCATAACCAAAAGTTAAACCTTGCCCTGCGGATCTAGCTACATTTGTAGGTGTAAGATTTCCTATTTTTTGATTTTTTTGCTGAAACTCCTCAACAGTAAAACCTTGTAATCTAATAAATTTGTCAATAGCTGATCTAGGCGCACCACCATCAATTAATTTTAAAACATCTTTCCTTGTTTCTAAAAAAGATCTAGCCATTACTTATCCTCTTTATCTAATATTGTTGAAATTATTTGATCATCACTCATTTCAGAAAGATCAGTTAGATTTTGATTTGTAGTTGTTGCGCCTGTAATTAAATTTGTAACCACAACTTCTGGGCGTAAATTATTTGCTTCAGCAATTTGCCTGTAAGTCATTTCTCTTTGTTTGTGCGTAGCTAATTCAGTTCTATACAATTCTTCAGATTGCCTTAAAAAATCTGCTCTTTGCGGAGCAGTCATTCTTTGACCATCTTTTGCTTTATTGTAAATACCAGTTATAACATCACCCCAACCTTTAGCATTTTCAACATTAGCAAATTCGCCTTCTCTAACTGTAGAAGTTGGATCTAATACTTTCATAAAAGCAAAGATCATTGCCATATCACCAGAAGCTGTGCCGTTAGCACTTGATCTAATTTTATTTATTGAAGAATTAATTTTAATAAATTCTTTACTGGCTTGCATAAATTCTTTTCTTAAACTTGCTTCCTGACTAATTTGTGTTTTGGAAATTCCTGCATCAGCATCTACACCGCCAATAGGCACTACTGTACCATCAGGTCAAACTCCAAAAAATTGATCACCTGCCTGCCTAATATCTTTTTCATATGCGCCAGTATAATCTTGCATAGCTTCACCAATATTACCTATTGTTGCGCCAATTCCTCTGTTTGTAACTCCAACTTGAGGTCTTGATAATTGTGCCAGTTTTGAAGCAAATTTTAAATTAGCCATTCTTTGCTGTTGATTTTGTGGATCTACAAAAGACATAGCACCACCTAATAAACCGCTTCCAATACCTTTTAATCTATCGCCCATAGTCATAGGCGGTGCTTCATAAAATGGTTTTGATACAGGCGTTGGAATGTTACTAAATTTTGGTTTTTGCAATGGATTTGGAGCAAAATCTAATTGATTTAGCAAAGTTGGATCAAACATCCCATCACTTAATGAAGAAGAAGATGGCTTTGGTTGTGGCGTATTTACGTTTGATTTAGGTTGGCTATTTTCCCCAGAATTTAAAAAAGGCAATATTTTAATAAGTTCTGCAAGGTTATCTAACATATTTGACATTATTACACCCCAAAATCAAATGGATTTAAAAAATTAAATGGATTGCCAGAACCAATATTTGCTAACATTAATAAAGTTGCCAACGCCTGACCGCCACCATCACTGCTTACTGGCTGTACAACTTCACTTCCAAAAGTGCCTTTATTAATTAAATCTGCATACTCATTTAGAAATGCAAATGGATTAGATTGTTCTGCGCTGTAACGTCTTACTGCATCATTAATATCAGCCTGATCATAGGCTTCACGCTCTTTACCAACTCCTGCTAGTACATTGTAATCTTGATATGGAATTGCTGATAATGCATCTGCCTGATTTAATAATCCATTTTGTATTGCCCTCTCATTCGCATAATTTCTATAAGCAATATCCTGCCCTGTATCCGCCATGCTATCAGTTAAAGTATCTTCTGCCCTGTTTCTTGCCTGCGCATATAAACCAGAACCTAATCTACCAGATCCTGCAAACTGGCTATCAATAGATGGCGCGACTGAAGTATTGAAATTTTCAATCATAGGGTTTGTAGCATTTGCAATCGCACCTTGAAGATATTGATTGTCACCTGACAAAAAATCCCCTTTTAAAGTAGACGTAGCCAAGTCAGTTAATGGCTTTGTCATTGGATTGCCTGCCATTGCGATATCTCTAATGCCAGATAAAGCTGTTTGCGTTTCTGGTGATGCGCCTGCGACAGTAGAACTTGGATAATAAGCTGACTGCCCCTGATTATAAATATTACCTGCCTGCCCTAATATGCTTTCTAAATATGGCTTTGCATATGCAGGGGGTTGCGTAATAGTTGTTTGCGATGTTGGATTGCTTCCGCCTAAACTCATGATTTTATAACTCCTTTGTCAGCACTACGGCTTCTTTTTTGTGATCTTGAAACACTTTTTCCCATCCTTTTCTTCCTAATATTTCGATTTTTTTACAGCCTTTACGTTTTGCCCATATCTGTATTTTTGGATAAATATCTAACAATTCATCCATCTTGCCACCTGCCAACCAAATCCTGCATGATTTGTATTTTGGGTATCTGACAATTTCTAAAATTCCTGCACTGTCTTTAAGAGCCACTAAAAAAGCGTGTCCGCTTACTAGCATTCCAAAAATATCTAAAAGAGAATGTGTCTTATGAATGTCAATTGCAGGTCTTAAAAATTCCGCGCATCTTAAATATTCAACACCTAATTTAAGAGGGTCTTTTTTACTGACAATCATGTGTAATTTAAAATTCTATTTTTCTTTTTCTTTTTTGCAGTTAATTTAGCTTTTTCAAATTGCGCATCAGTCGGTGCATTTTTGTTATTTTTATTTAACATTTTTTCACCAGATCCTTGTTTTATTCTTTGTCTTTTTGCATGAATATTTCGATACAATGACATTATACTCCTACCCTTCTTATAGCTATTTTGTGTGATTCACCGAATGTTTTTCCTGCTCGCATTAGCCTTTTCATTTCCGCCATATGCTTATTAGTGTGATGTACTTTGTGTCGTGCAAGTGCTTGCTCTTGCCTAGCAGTCAATTTTTTTTTCATGGTTATCCTAAAATTATATATGAGAAAAGTCTGGTATTAGAATTGTTAGCATGGGTTATAGTAAAAGTTTGTTTTGCCTGAGATGATACAAACATAGTACCGCCATATAATTCTGTAGCTGAAGCAGAACTTTTTGGCATAAAAATAATAACACTGTCAGCACTTGCTCTTAAATCAGATACTACTGTACTGGTTGCGCTGTTTGTTAAAGTTATTGAACCAGTAGCGTTGATTTTTCCTTCTACTAGATTGTTTACTACTTCACTAATTTGTCTGGCAGTACCGCCCATAAAAGGCAACTTCCTAAAATTAAAATTTGCCATTAACGCATTCCTAATGCATTTACTTCAAAATCTAATCCTTGTAATTCATTCCAACTACCAGAAATATTTATTTTTGCCCTGTGATATTTTCCTCTAGATCTTATAGGTGCAAAGCCTACAGAATTAACACTGGAAGCAGTTGTAAAACTTACACTGTCTTGCGTATTATCTCTAGATGCAACGCTTACTGTAGGTGTTCCGCCACTATGAATAGGAAATACTTTATTAACCATTGTGTGCTTACCTTTCGACAATTCCTGTTCTGCCGATATAATTTCACCTGCTAAAGTTGCACCGCCAAAAGTCTGTATCTTTTTATCTTTTACCGCGCCAAAGAAATATGAACCGCCTTTATAAACTGCGCTATCTAATGACGATGGAAGCGCATCAATACTGGATGAAATGTTATCTAACTGTTCTAATGTGTAGCCTGTAGAAAAAAGCGGTACTAATAAATCACAAGCTACTTCCAAGTAAGACCATTTATCAACAGCATAATTATAAACCAATATTTTATCTGGCGTACTGGTTGTAGAATCATTGCTTGTAAAAGACCATAAAACTATCTGGTTTTGCGGATCTGAAGCGCAGGTTAAATCTTCTTTATAAGCCACATTAAATTGCTCATAAAACCATCTGTTAACTCTTTCTGCGCCAATATTCTTAGAGCCATTACCATCAAACATATAAAAGCCATCATCTGATAAATAAAACACATTATTTCCAATGGCTGTTACAGAACCATCTACTGCACAACCTCTTTGAGTTTCAACAGCATCAAATTGCCAGACTAATGGTGAACCAACAAAAGTACATCTAAATATTCCACGCTCACAAAGTATTGTTCCATATTCACCGCCTACAATACCCTGCACTTTTCCATAGCCGTAAAGATCTTGAAAATCAGATAATGTTGTAGCAGATACTGCCCAAGAAGTATCATTACCTAAACCAGACCATCTAACCCTGTTTGATACATTCCCATCAACGCCATCATTCGTATTGCCTACCATGACAAAATCCCTGATAGTCGCAATGTATTTTGCTTTTGGAGCATCTGCTGATAAATCAGAATAAAGTCCAGAAGCGTTAGAAGTTATTTTTTGAATATTATCATTATAATTTGTAGCAATTACTCTTTCACCAAATTGCGTAAATCGCCATTTATTTCCTGTGCCAGTTGAATATCCACCAGATTTAGATATATCTGTTAATGAACTATCAGCAGAATTAAACTTATAAATTTTGCCACTATCTCCTGCATAAATAGCTGTATTATCATCAAAATCTTTTGAAGCGTATGCACCTAATATTTTATTAGTTGCTACACCAGAGTAAGGTGAAAGACCATTAAAAGATCTATAACCATCAGCGGAAGGAATGCAATTTTTTGCCTGTATAACGCCTTTGTTTGCTGTTTCTGGTTGATCTGGCAACCATTGACCAAAACTTATCATTGCACACCCCAATTTTCATTATTTTGCGCCTGATTATGCCATGATGGATTAGCAGGGTTGTTATTTGTCCAACTAACTGAATTGTCAGTTGTATTTGTCCAAGTGACAGCGTTATCTGTGCTGTCTGTCCATGTAACATTTGTGTCAGTTACATCTATCCATTTTTCACCTAAAACTTCAGATACAGATGTGCAAATAGCATTGCCATTAAGTGAAGCTGAACCTAAAGTAATTATAGGTGATAAAGATGTAGCTGTTGCAGTTCCATTTGCTGTTAAAAGAACTCTAATTTCAATTTGATTAAGACTTGTACTTGCATCGCCTGTAATAGATGTACTTGCATTTAAAACTTTTA